CCTGTTGCTGGAATTGTTGCTGTTAGTCCACCACCATTAGCAACGTATATTTTATCTCCAACATTATAAGAATTAGTATTAATATTTGAAAATACTCCAGATAGTAAAACAACTCCATCAGAACTATTTGATATCGCTGTTGTTGCTAATCCAATTACTGGGAATGTTGTTAAGTCATCTGAGTCACACTTTGCTACTCTTGGTTTTGATGTTCCATACCCTGAAATATAAACTGGGTCACCTTTAGCAATAGAAGATCCACTGTTATTTGTAACTTCAAGGGTATGGTAAGCGGGACCAACAGTTCCAAGCAATGATTCAACTGTTTCAGCCAATGACTGTATATCCTCGTGAACATTAACTGGATCACTGGATAGTGGATAAGGGATATCGTAGTTTGCTGTTGAACCTGTAGCCATAGTATTTACCATTATACCACTTCATACTTAAGGTTTTATAACAATTTAATAAAAATGTCAAAAGTTGGACTTTTGGGGCAAAAACATGTTATACTTGGTAGTAACACCAGACAACTGGTGCTTTTGTTTCTAGGAGGTTTATTTTATGAGAAGAGACAAGATGGCTTGGATTGGAATCCTATCGTTGGTTGGAGTACTTGCACCTGTAAGTAATTCTGCCAATGCTGTAACAAATACAACTGAAAATAATTTATTGAGTAATACGTCCTTGACTATTCCTGCCGACCCTAAGTCGGCTTTTTTGGTTTCTAAGCCAAAGAAACAGATTATCTTGGAAAAGTATATGAACGCAACTACTTTAACAGATTATGACTTGATTCAATTATTGAAGGCTGTAGGCTTTACTGGAAAGGGTCTAAAGACTGCTTGGGCTGTAGCCAAGGCAGAGTCAAACGGAAGACCTTTTGCCTTTAATGGAAATGCTAAGACTGGAGACAGTTCTTATGGGGTATTCCAAATAAATATGATCGGAGATCTAGGACCTGATCGTAGAGATAAGTTTGACCTAGATGCTAATGCTGAGTTGTTTAGCCCTGTCAAGAATGCAGAGATTGTATTCCATATGACTCAGGGTGGAACAAACTGGAAGTCTTGGAAACATGCCAAGCCTGTTCAGTATCAAAGATGGCTAAAAAAGTTCCCTAGCCAATACAATTAAATAGCAAAAAAATAACCCCTACTTTAATCGGTAGGGGTATTTTTTTTACTTAGTTTATTCGATTGGAGAAGTTTCTGGTTGTTCAAACACACCATCGCTATAAGATAGACCAATGTGTGCACGATTATCGCTGTCTTCTACGTATTCCACGCATACTTTTCCAGTAACTTCTTGAGCAATTTCTAGTGTATCAGCAGAAATAATATTTTCTACAATACCGTTCTCAACAATTGCAAAGTTTGCCATTTTATCTCCTTAGAATTTCAGTACGTAGACAGCGCCACCAGCACCGCCACCGCCATTATAGTTATTTTCTGTAGAACCACTTCCACCATTTCCATAAGGAATTGTACTTGATCCAGATACCCATGGAATTCCATAAGTAGCATTTGGAGTATCTCCACCATTAACACCGTTAGGTGATCCACCAGTTCCTGATGATCCTGGAGAACCACCATTTCCACCTGTACATGTGTATCCTGCAAAAGTTGTTGTTCCTCCGCCAGATCCACCACCGTTGACACCACCGCCACCGCCACCTGATCCGATTACAACAGGCATAGAACTTGTAAGAGAAACTATTGCATTTACAATGCCACCAGATCCTCCTCGTCCTCCAGTTCTTGGTGGTGGAGAAGAATATCCTCCTCCTCCGCCTCCAGCACCGACAATAACTGTATATCCAGTTCCAGTGTTATTGTAAGTTTGAGAAGATGTTAAAATTTGAAGAGTTCCTGATGTAGAACTTATTCTTGAAGATGTTTGTGTAACAGTAACTGTTGTTGTATTTACGTTTGATACAAATATTAATAGATCACAATCTTGACCAATATTTGCTGTTATAGTGGTTGTGCTAGAAGCAGAATAAACAAGAGTGTTTCCAGAATATAAGTAAATACTTGTTGTTGGAGTTGAGCCAGCAGTACCTAAAAATGTCCAAATACCTTGACTAAAAGTTCTTGAAATACGGTTAGCAGTGTTTGCAGTAGGTGCAATAATGTTAAACGTATTTAAAGTTGATGTGCTTGCTACTGGAAAAACTGCTTGTGCCATTATGCTATCTCCACTCCACTAATGTGAAAGTTAACGCTTGTTGCTGATGCTGAACCTTCAATAAGGTCTGCTGCTGCAAGAACTTGCTTTAGATCAAAGAATGCTGATGAGTTAGCAGCGATTGATGCTCCGCTGATAACATCTACACCATCAAGTTTGATTGTGAATGTTCCTGCTGATGCTGCTGTATTTGTAACAACAATATTTGTAACTACCGCTGTTGTTGCTGAAGGTACAGTGTATAGTGTTGTATTACTTGTTGCTGCTGCTGTTCTAGCAAGAGCCTTTGATGTTGTTGCCATTTGTTATACCTCTTTTGTTAGCCGTGTCCCGCTTTTATCGTAGATCACGTATAGTGTAATTATACACTATTTTAATATCTTAAAACGTAAAGAACTCCTTGTGTTCCAGCACCTGATACTCCTGGCCCTGCTCCACCGCCACCACATGATCCTCCACCTGCGCCATAACCAGAACCAGCACCACCGTTAGCACCTGCACCGTTGCCACCAGTTCCGCCAGTACCAATACCACTTCCAGCACCAGGTTGACCACCGTAACTTCCACCACCACCAGTAGAACCATTTTTAACATATGCTAGAGGAGAGGTTGCTGTACCAGCATTATTTGCTCCACCAGTACCACCATTGCCTCCAGGGGTATTTGTTGGAGCACCTGACGCAGTACCGCCACTTCCTTGATACACCCCACCACCAGCACTCCACCCAGCAAAAGTGCTAGTTCCGCCATTAGAAGTTCCGCCAGGGCTTGTACCAGCACCTATAACTACGGGCATTGATCCAGTAAGAGTTACTGCTCCAGAACATATAGCCCCTGATCCACCACCAGCGTTACCATAAATACCATTTGTTCCGTTACCACCGCCACCAACAAGAACGGCAAATGCTCCATTTACAGCAGTTCCTGTATAAGTAGAAGTTGTTGTGATAGTGTCAAGTGTTCCGCTAAGGGCTGTTGCTGTTAAAGCGTTACCAATTTTTGTAATTGTAACTGAAATATTTGAACCAGTATTAGTGACTACACGAATGCTTGTTGCCGCTGTGCCAAGATTAACTGTTACAGTTCCAGAAGATGTTGAAACTGTAGTAATTAAAGATGAGCCATTCATAAAATCAACAGTTGCTATAGTTGAAGATACACAAGTAACAGTATATATTCCAGTACTTAGAGGTACTGTTGATAAATATAGTACCCCTGCTGATGCTGCCGTAAGAGTACTTGCGTTAATTGTAGATATAGATGGTTCTGGGAATATTGTAGTTGCCATATTAGAACCTTAGAATATAAACTATTCCAGCACCACCAGGCTGTCCACCACCTCTAGATGATGCTCCACCGCCACCACCACCTGATATTGTTCCTGCGGTTACGTTAGTGTATTCTCCACCACCCTGACCGCTAGTTCCGATATAATTTGATTTTGTCATATAAGAATATGGAGATAAGTTTACTCCACCCGATCCACCTGTTCCATATGGAGACCCACCTCCACCAACGCTTCCTCCTGCACTACCATTAGGGGATCCTGCAGTTCCTCCAGCAGATGCTCCGCCAGTACCGCCACCACCACCACCAGTACATGTAAATCCTGCAAAAGTAGTACTTCCACCAGTGCCACCAGGAGCGGTTCCTCCAGCACCAATTACAATAGCCATTGAGCCAGTAAGTTGAACAATTCCAGATCTAAATCCTCCAGAACCTCCACCTCCGCCACCACCATATTGCTGATTTGAGTTTCCTCCACCGCCACCACCACCAGCCATCAAGAAGTATGCATATCCTGATGTTGATGTTCCTGTGTAAGTAGAAGATGAAGTAATTGTGTCAAGAGTTTTGTTTAGTGTATCACTTAGTGCTGAAGCAGTTAGTGTTATTGTTACAACAATATTGCTTCCAGTATCAGTCCAAACAACCACCTTTGTTGCTGCTGTTGCTAGATTATATGAAACAGAACCACTTACAGTTGTAGCAACACCAATTGAAACTGTATCAGAAGAAAAAAATTCTACCTTAGCGATTGTTGTTGAAGTGCACGTAATTGTATAAATTGCTGGTGTTAGTGGTAACGCTGCTCCATATGCTACAAAAGGGGAAGCACATGTAATAGATGTTGCTGATGGACCTGATGATCCTGAACTAACTACTACGGGAAATACCGTTGTTGCCATTTATTACTCCTATATGTCAGATGCTATCCAAGATGTTGTTACTTCATCCCAGGTATATTTTTGTCCTTCTTGAACTGGCATCTCTATTGGTGCTTTCCATAATTTTTCTGTATAGTCATAAACCCATGAAGCGTAAGGTGCTGGGGCAATATAAGCATCTGCTGTAGCATCCCAATACCAGTTAATTCCTAAAGGGTTTTCTTCTGTATATTCAAGGCATGTTAGCCCTGTAAGTTCTTGTGCAATTTCTAATGAATCTGCTACGATTGCGTTAACGACTGTGCCGTTTTCAATTACCGCATAATTTGCCATTACTTACTCCTTATTTTGGTTTTGTATTCTCGCTTTTATCGTGAATCACATATAGTGCTATTATACACTATAATTATTTTATTATGTCACTTTCCAGGTTGCTGTTTCTTCATCTAGTACCCAAGATGGATCTAGTTGTGGTGGAATAAATCTTTCATTTTCTTCATCCCAGAAATATCCAATTCCAGCAAAATTCATTCTAAAACCACCACCTCTTGCATTATAAGATGTTTTAATCCAGGTTCCACCAAGATTATCCACTAGCCACTGGTATCCTTCATCACCATTAGGATCATTGTTATCTCCTGCTGTGACTCTAATAACTATATTGTTTTCGTCTACTTCTGCCCAATGTGACATACTCTATACCGCCGATTTCAAATAACGCACAATAACAATTCCTTTGCCACCTGGCATGCCACCACCAGTTCCTACAAGCCCAGAACCTCCACCACCAGCACCAGTATTTTCTGTTCCACTAACTCCATTATCTCCATTTGGAATACCACCAATACCTCCTCGTCCACCACCGCCGAGTCCACCTGAACCACCGTTAAATCCTGATTCAATTGCTCCACCACCGCCACCACCAGCAAATCTTCCACCTGAACCAAATAAGACCGAGAATCCAGAGTAGAAAGATCCTGCTCCACCATCTGCTCCATATTTTTGATTTGCAGTTCCTATGTTTTGACCCTCATTGGCACCTTGAGAAGAAGGACCTCCTCCACCGCCACCTGCACCGCCTGAAGTAGCATTTGTATTTCCACCTTTTTGTCCTTCTTCTGGAGTGTATCCTCCAGCGTTTCCATTAGTACCAGTTGTGTTAGCATTAAAGGCACCGCCGCCGCCAGCACCTCCAGTTTCACCATTGACACCGTTTCCAGCGCCTCTACCTCCACCGCTTGCTACAAGTCCATTAAAACTTGATGGGCTACCACTTGAAAAAGTATTTCCACCACCACCAACAACAGCATTATAAGTATTTGCTAAAAGTGTTGCTGAAGATTTTCTAACACCACCGCCACCACCACCACCCGATGCTCCTCCTGAGCCACCACCTGCAACAACAAGATATTCACACTCTAGTGGTGCTCCACTTACAACAAGGCTTCCATTACCAGTAAAACTTCTGTAAAAATAAGTGTCATCTGAAAAGAGTGTTCCACCAGAAACAATAGAAACTGGACCTCTACCTAATAGTCTAGAGCCACCCACAGAAGAACGTATTGGCATTTCTTATCACGCAAACTTTGATTGAGATCCAAGAACAACAAATGTAGCAGATGCTGTTTTAATAATATTGAAAGCATAAACATCAATACTACTAGCATTACCAGAAGAAGGTGCAGTTCCACCAGACCATTTTGGAGTTACAGTTGATCCATCAATTTGAATTGTGTTTGGGTAATATGGTGTAGAGCCATTTGTGTTCATCCAAACCAAAGTAATAGATTCTCCAACAGAAAGAACTGAATCAAGAGTGGCAGATGAACTTTGTCTAAAATTTAATGTATGGTTTGCTGTGGCGTTTGATGTATAGTACCAAATTGTTGAAGTTTCTGCATTAATATTAATTGTTCCTGTTGCTGCTGATGCAACAATATTCATTGTTTCTGTAGGAGATTTTAATTCTTTATTACTTAAAACTTCACTTCCTGCAAGGGTAGCAAAATCAGCATCTGTAACTGCTGTATTAAACTGAGCAATAGTTCCAGTAACTGTGTTAGATCCTAAAGCAATTGACTTTCCTTCTAGTGTTACAGAGTTTGTAAGTGTTACCGCTGGTGTAGCCCACTCAAGACCTGTAGCGGTTGCAGAGTTTGCTGTAAGCACTCTTCCATTTGATCCAACAGCAAGTCTTACTACCGTATCAGCAGCAGAGGCAGCAATTATGTCACCTTTAGCATCAACAATCGTTGCCTGAATTGCGCTACCACCAGAAACAGAATCAATTTGGTCTTGAAGATCGTTTAAAGTATAAGCAATAGATGGGTTAACCAATTCTGCTGGATCTGTTTCTGCTGTATCAAAGGTGTAAGACCCATAATGATAAACACGTAGGGCAGCCTGAATGTCTGCTTGGTCTGATAGACCTGGAATTTTTGTTGGTACTAAACTACCGATTGATTCTGCTGCCATTTTTTCACCTCATCAAGATTATACCATAATTAGACAACTACAGATATAAACAGATGTACCGTTACCTCTCCTGTTAGATTAGACCAAGTGCTGCTTGCATACTTAACAGCATTAAGATTAACTACAAGGTTTGTTCCTGCACCTGCTAATGCTGGTACCTCAACTGAAGAAGCAATTGGAGCAGTATTCTCAATACTATATTGAACATTAAAATTAGATGCTGTAAGAGGGGTACCAGATACTGTAACAATATTTGCAATAGGAACTGTTATAGATGCCTCTCCAGAGGCAAAAGTTACAGTGTGTCTTTTTGAATATAAAGTTGGAGATATCTTTAAAACTTGAGTCCAAGTATTTCCACCAACCTCAGAGACATATTGATAAAGATATCCATAGTTTGCTCCAGGTGCAGAATTAATGTACATGTCATAAAGATTTATAGTTTCTTGAAAAATTGATCCACTTGTAGTAAGAGTATTTGGGTCACCAACACCAACAAAGAATTTACTTCCACGTTGTCCAGTTGGTCCAATATCTACAAGAAGTTCTACGACCTCTGGTGGGCCAAGAACAGTAATATCATCATTTGACAATATAACATCTGGCATTAAACTGCTCCAGTAATATCGTCTGTTACTGTAATTGTTCCAGTTAGTAGTGTATAAATTTCAATACCGTTGTCAATTTCAACGTCATAAACATATGTTCCTGCTGCAAGAGTTCTTCCTACAGTTGGTGTAATTGTGCATGTAACAATATCTGATGTTTCATCGACTACTGCATTTGCTGTATATTGAGTTGCTCCAGACCCTCTTTGGTTAGCAATTGTAAAACTAGCATCGTAGTCTGTTAATTCAAATGAGGATCCATCATTTGCATTTTTTGGTCGGGCTACAAATTGAGCAGTGTCACCACGGTAGTAGTTAAAATCATATGTACTTGGAAATGCCATTGTTATCCTCCTGTTCCATTATACCATCAAGAAACTGAAATATACATACCTTTTAGGAAGATAGTACTTTCGTTATCTGCTCTTGCTTGTATGATTGCGCCTTCTGACCTAATCTTTAGTAAATCGACATATAAGGTTTGATGAATAGACATTTCATAGGGATACTTATACTTGAGCATTCCGATATATCCCGTAGGGGATTCTACCTTTGGTATATAAGTTCTTATCCATGCCTCTGTGCTATTTGTATCGGTAGTTAAGGCTATATCATATCTAATATCTATTTTGGCTCCCACCTTAAGTTGTTTAAAGTTAATTCTTTGGGTAGTTGTATTCCATAGGGAAACAGATCCTTCTGGAAGAAACCTCAAAATGTTGTTTTCATCATCATCATCCATCAATATATTTACCCAACCATCATCTCCTCTATCGGGTCCTAGAAATAATGGTTTTTTGTTTTTATTTTCATAGTATGCCCAGCCTGGGTATTGGCCTGAAGGACTTTCATATCCTGCTCCACCGCCTCTACCAGGATCTCCTTTGGGGCCTTGAGGACCTTGTGGGCCATCCTTGCCATCTTTACCATCTTTGCCTGGAATGCCTCTTTCGCCTCTAGGACCTTCTGGGCCTGGGGGTCCTTGTGGACCAACTTCACCTTTTTCTCCTTGAATGCCTGGAACAGCAACATACTCAGTGGCACTAGACTCTATACTCTTTGTTGACTTAATTACTTCGGAGTATTTGGTTTTTGGAGCATCCATATTTTTTGATATGGCCATGAGTTATTTCTTTACTTTAAAAATAGTACCGTTAACTTTTATAAGTGGTGGAAGTTTAGGATTAACATCTTTAATCTTAATTATCATTTATGATACTCCACCGATTGTACCTCTTGCAGATACTGGAGAAACATCTCCAAGCACACAGATTGTTCCAATTACTGGAGTCCAGGTAATTGTCGATAATCCATCTGGTATTACTGCCTGTAGGTCAAAAGATAATTCTGCAACCACTGATCTGTACTTGGTTCCCCAGTTTTCAGTTATAGATGCTGGAGCGCTTACAGTTATGACAGAACCATCAACGGAAACTTCTAGTTCGTCAAGTACGTCTGTGGTTGGATCATAGGCTGTAGCAGAAAATTCCCAGCCGTCTGTGTCAAATTCTGTAACTTCGTCATTTTCAAGAAATGAGACTGTGAATGAAGCGTAGTCTCCACGGACAACAGCCCACTGAATATTTGCTGGGGTAGCCCCAAATTTTTCTGTTGTTGGTGTGC